AGACTTACAGCCTCTGGTGCTCACTATGCAGCCTTATATGCAGATGTTAATAGAACTGGTGCAGACGAAAATCTATTAAATATTCGTGCAGCCTGGGATGGTACATCAGTTGGTCAAATTTTATTTAAGACTGGGGCTGACACTACAAACAAAGATGACGGTGCGATCCAATTTAGAACAGCATCGGCTGGAAGTTTAGTTGATAGTTTAAGAATAACTAACAATGGACATTTAACATTAAAGGATTCTAAAAAGTTTAAATTTGGGACTGGAGAGGATCTAGTAATCTTCCATGATGGAACGGATTCTTTTATTGATAGTAATACTGGTAAATTAAGAGTATTAAGCGATAAGTTTAGATTTAATAATGCTGCTAATGACGAAACATCTATTTATGCAGAGAATGGTGCTCAGGTACAACTCTATTATGACGGCGTTAAGAAGTTTGAAACGACTAGCGGTGGAGGTACTCTTAATTTACCAGTATTA